GCCGCCTTTCCGGCGGGGGGTCCAGTGGTCAGCGGTCAGGTCCCGGCTCGGGTGGGCGTCCTGGTCGCCCCAGCCGGGGCAGGTCCATCCGTGCTCGGCGACCCAGGCTTTGACCGCCTTCGCGCGCCGTTGCCGTTCGGCGTAGGTGCGGTCGGGCCCGGTGGCGGGCATGGGTTAGCCTCGGTAGCGGCGGTAGGACTCCAGGGCGGCGACCGCCTGCTCCTGCTCGGCGGCCAGGTCCTGCTCGTCGTCGGGTAGTTCCTCGGGGGGGATACCGAGGGCGGGGAGCATCTGCCGGACGACCATGCGGGCGGTCTCCGGGCCGATGGCGCCGAGCAGGTCAAGTTGGCCGAACGCGGTGGCGACGGAGGCGAGGGCGGCGGCGGCGGTCTGCACTTGGGCGTCCCTGACCTCCGGGAGTTGGACGGTGAACAGGCGGCGGGCCGGTTGGATGTCCTGCGACTCCCCGTCGGCGCCGGTGGCGGTGGCTGGCTTCCCGGTGCGGTCGTAGCGGGGCAGGGTCGGGTCGAGGTAGCCGGCGGCGACCTTCGCGTCGACGGCGATCTCGACCAGTTCGGTGATGCGGGCCCGCCAGTCGGCCTGAGTGTCCTGGAGGGAGCGGAGGACGGGGATGTCCATCTGCTCGGCGGTGCTCCGGTTGGCGTCCTCGGGGGAGCCGAGCCAGTGGGGGGCGAGGCCGCCGCCGACGGCCAGGTGCTGCCGCATGTACCGGGCGGCGGCGACGTCCTCCTGCGCTCCCAGGCTGGGGGCGACGATGCTGGGGCGGATGTTCGGGGTGCGGAACCGTACCGACCCGGAGCGGGGGGCGGTGGTGCCCCACAGGGTGCGGGCCTGGTCTAGTTGGTCGTCGGTGTCGACCTCCACGTCCCAGAAGTGGGCGCGGAGGGCTTTCTGCCGTTCGAGCAGTTCCCATAGGACCTGGTCGTAGGCGTCGAGCCAGTCGAGGGCGGGCAGGAGGAACGGGTTGCCGCGGCTGCTGGCGGCGACCCGGTCGTACAGCCAGGCGCAGACGTCGCCCTGCCAGATGCCGGGCTGCTCGGCGGCCGGGTCGTTGTTGATGGTGGCGACCTGGTAGGTGCGGGGCTGGGCCCCTGCCGGCTGGACGGTGATGGTGTCCAGGATGCGGTTGTTGAGCGGGTTCCGGCCGACGGCGGTGACGGTGGACGGGTCGATGAAGCCGGCGGTGAGGTTCCCGGCGGCGTCCCGGGCGAGGGGGGGGAACAGTTCGCCGAACAGGAGCCAGTCGCGGGCGTCGTCCTTCCCGTACTGATCGAGCCGGTTGCGGGGCGAGGTCCAGAAGTCGTCGACGACGGCCTGCACCTCGGGGTTGTGGCAGGCGATGTTGAAGCCGGTGCCGGCCATGTACGAGCGGTAGATGGCGACCATGCGGTGGGCGAGCGGGTTCGCCCGGTAGAGGGCGACGGAGAGGTCCTGCGCCCGGCGGAGGGTGGAGCCTTGCAGGTCGCGGGGGGTGCCGCCGAGGCCGCGGTAGAGGTAGTCGTCGGAGTCGATGGTGTAGGGGGTGGTGTCGACAACGGACGCTTCCCTCTGGCGGCGGGTGGGGGCGGTCGGGGTCCAGAACAGGCTCATGGTCGGGGGCTCCTGGTGAGGGTGCGGGCCGCCCAGAGGGCGAGGGTGCCGGCTACCAGGAGGGCTGCTGCGGTGGCGGCCTGCCAGCCGGCGTAGGAGGCGGCGAAGGCTGCCGCTGCTACGAGGGCGGCGGCCCCGGCGGTTTCGAGGACGGTGGTGAGCATGGGGCGCATGCTAACCGGCGGGTCCGGGCGGGAGTGCGCTAGTTCACTGTTGCCAGCGGGACTGGCGGGGGGCGGCGTAGGGGTCGTCGGCCCAGGAGCGGCTGCCCTTCGGGGCGGGCACCTGGTCGTCGTGGGCGCTGGCGCCGACCGGGCCCCCGGAGCGCAGGTCGGCCCAGGACCAGTAGGCGGCGTCGACAAGGTCGTGCGGCTTCGTTTTCGGGAACCGGCGGAGGGCCCGTTCGAGGGGGGCGCTGCCGCCCCGGACGTGCCGGATGGTGCCCCGTTCATAGTCGGCGAGCATCAGGCTGGCCCGGTGCGTCTTAGGGCCGGCGCCGGCGCCGGCTTTCGCGTCCCGGCAGGGCGGGGCGGCCCCCTTCGGGATTTGCCGTTCCCGTTCGAGGTGCCGGACCGCTTCCCGGTAGCCGGCGCGCCAGAGGTCGCCGCCCTGGTCGGTCTCGATGCCGACCCAGTCGGCGCCCAGGTCGACGGCGGTGAGGATGGCCTGCTCGAGGGCTTCCTCCGGGGTGGTGACCCCTTCCCAGGAGTAGAGGCGGTAGACGCGGCCGTCGGTGCCGGCGGCGTCGGCTTGGATGCCCTGGCAGTCGGAGCCGTCGGCGCTGCTGACGGCCGGGTCGACCCAGACGACGGCGCGGACTAGTTCGGGCACCTGGTCGGGTTCGACGGTGAGGGCGGGGAAGTCGAGATGGTCGAACATGCCGCCGGCGGGGGGTTCCACCTGGTGCTGGCATTCGGAGAGGAACGCGGTGAGGCCGATCTGGTGCATCTCCGCTTGGGCCCGGTCAAGGTCGAAGCCTACCCAGGAGGGGGTGCCGCCGGTGATGTACCAGCGGAGGTCGGGGCCCTGCCGGTAGGCGAGGTCCCAGACGGCGGGGACCGGGCCGGAGAGGCGGCGGCGGGTGAGGTAGTCGGCTCGGCCGTCGACGAGGCGGGCGAAGAACGAGTCGGGGTGGACGAGGTTCTGGATGGCGATGACGGCCAGGTCGGCGCTCCCTGCGGGCAGGATCTTTTTCGTGATGGCGGTGATCTTGTGGGCGGTGGTGGCGGGGCCGTCGAGGGCGTCGTCGACGTCGTCGAGGATGATGAGGTCGGGGCGGTCCTCCACCATGCGGCGGCCCCGGACGGCCTTGTCCAGGCCGATGGCGTCGACGGTGAACGGCTGGTCGGTGCTGAGGCGGTTGCCGCGCCAGCCGCGGGCGCTGCCGTACTTGCCGAGGCGGCGGCGGGCCAGGTCCGGGTAGAAGGTGGCGACGGTGTCGGCTTCGAGGAGGGCGCTGATGGCGAGGACGTGGTCGTCGGCGGAGTCCTGCGTTGCGCTCACGTACCAGGCGTACCGGCGGGCCTGGCGGGCGCCGAGGGCGACGGTGGCCATCTCGGCGCTGGCTGATTTGGCGCCGCCGCGGTTCCAGACGGCGACGTAGTCGTCGCTGCGTTGCCCTCGGCGGATGGCCCAGACCCACTGCCAGAAGTCCCGGTGGTGGGGGCCGTCGCCGATGGGCTGCCCGTGGGCGTCCTGGAGCCAGCCGGGGAACAGGGCGTGACGCCAGATGAACGGGTCGGCTTCGAGGTCGGCTAGGAGGTCGGTGGTGGTCACCGTGCCGACGTTAGCGGGGGTCTCCGCTCTCCCGCGGGTCGTCGAGGTCGACGTCCTCCCGGCTGGTCCGGGCGGCGACGGCAGCGGTGGCGGTGGGCCAGGTGTCGGCCCGGTCGCAGCGCCGGCAGGCCAGGACCCCCCGGATGAGGGGCTGGTAGGCGCCGCAGAGGCCGCAGCGGGTGGTCATGCTGCCGAGTGTAGTGGGGCGCCTGGTCGGATGGGGCGCTGTAGCGGCCCACACGGGCCGGGGCGGGTGCCGGGGTGTAACAGGGCCGGGCCCCTCGGCGGGGCCCGGTTAGGTGCCAATGGTGGGCTGAGCGGCCCGTTAGGGGAGCACGGCGACCCAGGAGGCCCAGTAGAAGTGGCGGAGGGCTTGCCGGCGGGCCTCGGTGTAGGTGCCCTGCGCCCAGAAGATGGGGCTGTAGGGCTGGCCGAGGTCGGTGAAGGCCTGGAAGGCCCAGGAGCCGCGGCCGCGGGGTCGGCGGCCGTGGCTGCTTTCGTAGGGGGTGGTGTCGATGGCGGTGGTGGTTATCGGAGGTCCTCCCAGGTGAGGGCGTCGCGGCGGCAGGTGCTGGTCTGCTGCTCGGGGCTGATGGTCGCCTTGTGCCAGCGGCCGCAGCGGTCGCAGCGGACGGTGTAGGTGGTCGGCTTGCGGCGGTAGGGGTCGATGGCGAAGCGGACGAGGTTCCCGCAGCAGGGAAAGTGGCCGGCGATGGTCATGGTCGGCCTGGTGTAGATGATCTCGGGGTTCGGGTAGGCGGGGCCTTCCCGGTCCTCGGTGGTGGCGGTGGTGTTTCGTGCCATGCCGCACATGGTAAGGCACCCGGCGGGGGGTGTCAAGTAGGGTTCGGCAGGGTGTGCGGTAGGGGTTCCTGCCGGTCGGCCCAGGTTTGGTCCTCGGCCCGGGCGAAGTGGCCGCTCTCGATTCTCCACCGGGCGAGCCGGCAGTAGTCGGCGGAAAGGTCCACGCCGAGGCCCTGCCGGCCGAGGTGGTGGGCGACCCCGACGGTCGTGCCCGTCCCGCAGAAGGGGTCGACGACGCGGCCGCCTCGGGGGGACCAGCCGAGGATGATGCGGCGGCATAGTTCCGGCGGGTAGGCGGCGAAATGGTCGGGTAGCCGGTAGTGCTGTTTGGCCTGGTCGGGGACGATGAGGGGGCTGCTGGTGATGGTCCAGACGGAACCGGGCAGGCGGCCGAGGGGTGACGCGAAGCGGTCGGTGTTCTGCGCAAGGCCGGATTGCGAATGGCCGCGGCTAGGGGCGTCGTCCTGCCAGGTGTTAGCGATGTCGGGCCGTTTCTGCGACGGGGTGCGCCCGTAGAGGTCGAGGAAGGCTCCGCGCTCGTCGGTCGCTGTGCGGTAGGGCTCCCGTATCTCATCCACCGCCGAGTAGTAGGTGGGGCTCAGGGTGAGGTGGAAGATGGTCTCATGGGAGCGGCGTACCCGGTCCCGCACCGACTCGGGCAGCCCGTTCGGCTTCGCCCAGATGATCTCGGCGCGGAGTATCCAGGCCCGGTCGATGAGGGCGAGGGCGATGCGCCAGGGCAGCCCTAGCCGCGACTTGGGGCGGGCCATGCTCCTGGTGTCCTCGCCTCGCGTGGCTTGGGCGCCACCCTGGTACTTGGATTGATTCACCTGATAGGAGCGAACCGCCGAATACTTGTCGTCGAGCACCAGGAACAGGCTGCCCGCCGGTTTCAGCACCCTGCGCCACTCCGAGTCAATCATCCCCACCAGTTCATCCACATACGCCTGCGGCGACGGCTCCGCGCCGACCTGCCCTTCGATGTGCTCCCCGCCGTCACGGTACGACCGGAGGCCCCAGTAGGGGGGCGACGTGAGGATGAGGTCGGCGGTCCCGTCGGCTAGGGGCAGGTTGCGGGCGTCGGCTTGCGCGACTAGCCAGGACACGGCTGGTGTCCGGTTGGGGGGGGCAGGGTGGCCCAGGAGCGGCGGGCTGCTGCTACCAGGCGTGCGCCGATCCATTCGGCGACCGGGACGCAGACAGCGTTGCCGAACTGGCGGTAACGGTGCGAGTCGGCAAGGTGGTCGTTCCAATGGTCGGGGAACCCTTGGAGGCGGGCGCACTCGGTCGGGGTGAGCCGTCGGACCCCTGTCGATGCGAGCAGGGTTTCCATCCTGGTGGTCCCCGAGTGCTCTGCTGGGAGTGCCACGGCGAGGTCGCCGATCGCGCGTACCTCGTCCCGCTGGTTGTGGGCGAAGGCGACGGTTGGCACCCACGCCCCTTGCCCGTCTAGATCGGTGGACCGGAAACCGCCCTTAGAGAGGCTTCCAAGTGTGCCGGCAACCTCTTGCCCCGCTTCGCGGCGCGGCGGAGGATCCCCTGCGCAGCCCTGGCCGAGATCGAGTACCCGGACAGGTCCCCGGTGGTCTCCAAGATGGCCGACAACGAAGACGCGGCGGCGCCGCTGGGCCACTCCGAACCATTGAGCGTCAAGCACCCGCCAGGCCACGCTATACCCGAGTTCCGCCAACCCCCCGAGGAGGGCGGCGAAATCCTCCCCCCGGTTTGCGGAGAGCAGGCCGGGGACGTTCTCGACAACGCACCAGGCGGGGCGGCTGCCAGCCAGGATGCGATGGAACTCCCACCAGAGGCCGGAGCGTTCCCCAGCCAGGCCTCGACGGCGCCCGGCGACGGAGAGGTCCTGACACGGGAACCCGCCGGAAACAACGTCGGCTGCTCCGGGCTCGGCGGGGTAGGTTCGGACGTCGTCCCATCGTGGCACATTGGGCCACCACCTTTCCAGCACGCTTACGCAGCGGGGGTCGTTCTCTACCTGGCCGACGGTTGTCATCCCGGCCCGGTGGAACCCGAGGTCGAGGCCGCCGATGCCGGAGAAAAGGGAGAGGTGTCGGGGCGGGCTGGCCTTCCTCGGGGGCGTTCCCATGCCGCACATGGTAGGGCACCCGGCGGGGGGTGTCAAGTAGGGTTCGGCAGGTCGGCCCAGGAGCGGCGGGCTGCCAGGAGGCCCCGCAGGTGCTCCGCCCGGGCGTAGGCGAGCCGGTCGGGGTGGACGAGCAGGTGCCGGGCCTGCCGGCCGAGCAGCCGGTAGTGGGCGTCGGCGTACTCGGCCCAGGAGCCGTCGCCGGTCTCCCCGTCGGTGTACCGGGCGTGCCGCCAGCAGGCACACATGAGGTTGGTCGGATGGTCGCGGGCGCCGTCGGGGGTGCCGCCCATGCCGCGGGAGTGGAGGTGGGCGATCTCGGTGGCGGGGTGTTCGCAGCCGGGCCACTGGCAGGCTCCGCCGTCGAGTTCGATCACCAGGGCGCGGGTGGCCGGGTCGAGGGGTTTCACCAGGCTTCCGCCCACAGGTCGCCGCCGTGCGGGAGGCAGCGGTCCCGGCCCACCTGCCCGCCCGCCTCGAGGCAGCGGAGCCGGTAGTAGAGGGCTGAGCGTTCCATGCCGAGCCGGCGGGCCAGGCTTCGGATGGTGGCCGGGCCCTGCCGGAGCGCCAGGATGATCTGGCGGTCGTCGACGCGGCGGGGTCGGCCCATCTGCGGGTTGATCTCCCAGCGGGGCCGGACGGGGGGGCTCATGTAGGCAGGTCGTCGGCAGGGTCGGCGGGGGAGTCCGGCTGCTGGGGCTCCGGGGTGAAGGTGGGGGCCTTGCCGGCCCGCCAGGTCCAGGCGCCGCGGCTGGTCGGGTGCCGGTGCGGGCCCCGGTGCCGGGCCGGCTCGGCGCATCCGACGGCGCGGCTGGGGGTGTCGGCGGTGGCGTGGCAGCGGTCAGGCATGCGGGTGCTCCTGGATAAGAAGGCCTGAGCGGAGCCGGCGCACCCGGGGCGGGGCGGCAGGCTGGCCGAGGTGCCGGTAGACGGCCCGGCTCATCTTGTGGGCGCCGGAGAGGTGCTCCCCCAGGTTCGGGTTAGTGGCGCAGTCGAGGCCGCAGAGCCGGCAGACGGCGTAGGCGGCGGGGGCCTGCCCGGGTTTCACTGGCGGCCTCCCTGTAGGGCCAGGAGGCGGGCGCGGGCGCCGGCGATGGCCTGGTGCGGGTCGACGGTGCCCTGCCCGGCGGCGGGCTGCTGCTCCGGCTCGGGCCGCACCCAGCCGAAGCGGCGTTCGAGGATGGTCATCCACATGCGCCAGTCGTCGCCGCCGGCGGCTATGCAGCGGCCGAGGATGTAGCCTTCGGCGGCGGCCTCGGCGGTTTTGATGGCGTGCCGGAAGTCCCGAAAGGGGGAGGGGGCGGTGAGAAGGTTGGCGATGGCGGCCCGGGTCGGCTTGGGTCCCAGGTTGCCGAGGGGGACGTGCTGGTCGGCGGCCATCTTGCGGAGTTGGGGGAGGGTGTAGGCGGTCGGGTCCGGGTGGTGTTCCTCGGCGCCCTGCTGCATCCAGCGGTAGTAGGTGGTGCGGCCGACTCCGACGGATTGGGCGGCCCGTTCGGGGGCGAGGCCGCCTTTGACGAGGTCGACGATGCGTTCCTGGAGGGCGGGGGTGAGGGTGAGGGGTCTGCCGGTGGGGGGCATGGGGGTGATCCTAGTTGAGGCGGTGGCCGACGACCCAGAACAGGTCGCCGGGTCGGGTGTAGGGCCAGGCTTTGGCTTCGTAGTGGGGGTCGAGGGGGGTGCCGTCGGGGAGGGTGGCGTGGGCGGGCCGCTGGTAGCGGCTGCCGGCGGGTTGGAGGGTGACCCGGTCGGGCCACCAGGCGGGGGCCCAGCGGTTGAGGCGGCGGGTCGGGTCGGCGCCGACGACGATGCCGAGGATGGGGGGCCGGTGCTCGGGCCGCCAGTAGTGGGCGGCGTGGAGGATGCCGGCGAGGGTCATGCCGGAGCCGACGGCGAGGACGATGCGGGTCGGCTCGGGGGCCTGCCCGGGCAGGTAGGTGGCCTGATGGGCGGTTTCCTCGACGGCGGCGGCGCATTCCATGCCGAAGGGGATGAGGGGCCAGTGGCGGTCGGCGGCGTCCTGGCGGGCTCTGGCGGCGATCACGTTGTTGTAGCCGGGGCGGTGCCAGATGAGTTCGGCCTGGTCGTCGAGGGCGTGGAGTTGGGCGGGGGTCGGGTCGGCGGTGGCGGCGGTGTGGCAGCGGGCTTGGAGGCCTCGCAGGCGGGCCACACGGGCGACGATTTCGACTTGTGGGGAGTCTGAGGCGCCGGCGGTCACCACCCCGGGGGCGTGCCGGCGGGCGGCCTGGTCGACGAGGCGGGCGCAGGTGCGGACTTTGCCGCCGTTGAGGCCGCCGTAGGAGTAGAGGTCGTCCCGCTTCACCCAGATGGGCCCGGCGGCGGTGTCGTGCCGGTCGACGCGGGTGAGGCCCAGGTCGTCGGTGCCGGTGGCTGGGCGGGTCATGCGGGCTTGTCCTTCCGGGGTTTGGAGGGCGGGGTGTCGGGGGGGTTGACGGCTTTCGCTGCCTTGCGGGGGGTGCCTTTGACGAAGACGAGGGCCCGGTCGTGGGCGGCGTGGTCTTTCAGGAAGACGAGGGCGTGCTGGTGGACCCGGGTCAGGCGGCGGTTAGTCCGCATGGGGGTGCCGGCGCGGAGGGGGGCGGTGCCGGCCGGTTTGACGAGGATGAGTTCATCGTGCCAGCGGGCCCCTGCTGCGGTGAACGCGTCGATGGTCTTGCGGGCCAGGTTGCGCGGGTAGCCGTCCGGGTCGCGGACGTCGCCGACTACCCAGACGGCGAAACGGTCGGGGTGTAGGCGGCTGACGGCTTTGCCGATGATGTCGGCGTGGGCCTGGTCGAAGTCGTCGGGGCTCATGTGGCTCAGGTCGGCGGGCTGGTCGGAGTACACCTCGAGGTCGTAGTAGGGGGGGCAGGAGAACAGGAGGTCGGCGAGGCCGGGGGCCTTCCGGCCGGTGAGGGCTTGGGCGGCGTCGGCGCAGTCCCAGGTGGGCCGCTCGGTGCCCGCCGGCCAGGGCAGTTCGGCGGTGTTGCGGCGGTTGGCTTCCACCTGCTCGGGGAGGAGGTCGATGCCCCGGTAGCGGTAGCCGAGTTGGCCGGCGACGATGCCCCGGACGGGGCCGCCGGCGAACGGGTCGAGGATGAGGCCGCCCGGTGGGCAGTACCAGCGGTAGACGAGTTCGCAGAGGGTCGGGTCGAACAGGGAGAGGCCGCCCTGCATGTCCAGGATCTTCGCCGACACGGGGTTAGTGGGGGCGGTGTCGTAGGCGCCGTCGGCGTGCTCCCTCCCAACTTCGGGGCGGATGCCGAGGGTGCGCCAGTAGCGGTTGCGGTCCAGCCAGGGGCCCTGCCGGGTGTCAACGACGGAGAAGGGGGGCCAGCCGAACTCGGCGGCGAGGCTGCCGAGGTGCTGGTCGGGCTGGTCGGGTTGGGCGGCTACTTGCGGGGCGAGGAGGCGGGCCAGGTCGTCGGGGCCGTAGCCGGTGCCTTCGAGGCGGTCGGCGCTGCGGCCAATGTCGGCGAGGAGGGCGGTGAGGGCGTCGGTGTCGTAGGTGGCGGCGTCGGCTGCGGCGTTGTCGACGAGGAGGATGCGGCGGGCCTGGTCGTCGTCGACGTCGACTTTGACGACGGTGATGCGTTTCCAGCCGAGGTGGGCGGCGGCCTGCCAGGTGTGGTTGCCGGCGAGGACGTGCCCGGTCGACTGCTGGACGACGAGGGGCCGGTAGAGGCCGTGGGCCTGTAGGGAGCGGGCGATCCTTTGGACGTCGCCCCGGCGGGGGTTCGCCGGGTGCGGCTGGATGGAGTCGAGGGGAACGACGGCCGTTCGGAGGGTGGTGATGCGGCGCATGGCGGGCACCTTAGCGGGGCAGGGTGTCGGCGGGGTTGAGGGCCCGGTAGGGGACGGCGTAGCAGGGGCGGCCGGGCTGGGGCTCCCGCCAGAGGCTGGGCTGCTGCCCCTGCTCGGCGCGGAGCCAGCCGGCGATGGTGTAGGTGTAGGCGGTGTCGCGGCGCACGGCGACGAACAGGTCGGTGGGCTTATCGGCGGGGTGGAGGTAGAGGTGGCCGGTGAGGCTGGTGCGGACCTGGAGGCGGCCGGCTGGGTTGCCGATGTCGACGGGGCATTCGAGCCAGGGGTTGCCGGCGACGGGCTTCCAGAACAGGTTGAGGAGGGCGGCGGCGCAGTACTCCCCGTAGCAGCCGAGGGCCTCCTGGTCGCGGCCGTCGCCGAGGAGGCCGTAGCGGTTGGGTCGGCCCAGGTTCTCGGTGTGGCGGAGGGCGGCGACGAGTTCGATGAGGCGGGCCTCGGTGCGGGTGAGGCGGTAAGTCCAGCGGGGGCTCACGGCTCCCTCGGGGTGAGGTGGCAGCGGGGTCGTCGGCAGGGGCGGCGGCCTGCCGCCTCCGCCTGCCGGGGCAGGCCCTCGAGGCTGCGGTATTGCGGGCAGTCGAGGATGGCGCCGCAGGCGGCGGTGCGGGTCTGCCCGTCGTCGTGGCCGCCGTGGATGCGGTGGTAGATGGTGGAGGGTGGGGGCCGCCAGGCGACCCGCGGGGGGCGGCTCACCGGGGCTCCGAGGGGCTTTGCCCGGTGGCTTCGAGGAGGCTGGCCGCGAGGAGGCGGGCCTCGGCGTGAGTGAGGGAGAGGTAGGAGCCGGTCGGCCAGTGGAGTCGCACTTCCTCCCGGGGGGTTCCCCGCTCGTCCTCCCATCCGACCCGGGCGACGAGGAGGGGCCTCCCCTCGAGCATGGCGAGAGGGACCAGCAGGCCGAGGGGCAGCGGCTCGCCGCAGCGGCTCATCGGCTGCTCCGGGCTCGGCGGCGGCGGTCGTCGGCGACGGCGCTGGCGCCGGCGGTCTCCAGGGTGGCGGTGAGGCCGACGAGCAGGTTGGCGCCTTCGCCGTCGGCGAGGAGGCGCACGGTCTCGGCCTGCGCGGTGGCGAACGGGTGCGGGGGGCCGTCGGCGTCGTGGGCCATGCCGGCCTTGCGGACGGTGGCTTTGACCAGGAGCACGATCTCCTGGTCGACCTCGAGGTCGGCGGCGATGAGGCCCTGGCCGGATAGGTGGAGGGTGGTGAGGGCGGGGGGCAGGTCGACGGGCAGGCGAGGCTCGGGCATGGTGTTCCTTTCGTTAGGTGGTGTGTAGTTCCCGGGTGTCAAAGAAGCCGGCCAGGTCGGGTTCGGCTTCCATGATGAGCCGGGCGTACCGGCTGCGGTAGGAGTTGTTGAGGCGGTGCTCCCCCTCGTCGGGGATGCCGTGGAGTAGCCAGCCTTCCCAGCGGACCACTTCGTAGAGCATGGCGATGCTGCCCCTGGTGCGGCCGGCCCGGCGGCCTTCTAGGGCGAGGACCCGGAGTCGCTGGTACACGTCGGGGTGGGCCTGGTGGAAGGCGAGGAAGCGGGCGGTCAGGTCCTGCTCGGGGTTGAGGCTGCGGGCGGTGCGGATGCGGCCGTGGCCGCTGAGGGTGATCTCCCCGGCGATATCGGGGGCGGGTGTCCCGTCGTCGGTGAAAAGGGGAGGGGGGCTGGCGGGGT